TCAACGCGACAGCGAGCTTGTTTTTGATTTGGAGCGGCAGGTAGCTGTATACAAAGCATCGCTAGAAACGTTGTCAAAGGACTACAAAGATCTCCAAGACCGAAAGGCGCGGATGTTAAAAGATCTTAAAGGCACCAGAGAGCAGCGAATCAAGGCGATTGAGGACAGCAAGCAAACTTTTGGGTCGTTGGTGAAGCAAATAGCAACTGATTCAGAGTTTCGCAGAAAAATGGGTGCAGATATGGAAAAAATGCGTCTTGCGATGGAAAACGAGAAAGTACGTTTATCAGAATATCACAAATACGAGGACAACGCGCTAGATCAGCCGTTTTTAACACCGGAAACTGTTATCAAAGAGGATTAATATGAAGAAGGCACTTATTTTTGGAATCACAGGACAAGACGGCAGTTATCTTGCCGAGCTTTTACTTGAACAAGGCTACGAAGTCACAGGTGTCACGCGCCGCGTAAGCGTAAACACCACCGAGAGAATTTCTCACATCCTGCCCAGACTAACTATCGTCGAAGGCGATATTACTGACGCTTTTAACGTAATGCGAATTATCGAAGACTGCAAGCCAGATGAAATCTACAATCTTGCTGCTCAGTCACATGTTGGAACAAGTTTTTCCCAGCCCAGTTTAACATGGGACGTAACTGCTGGTGGCGTCCTGAATATTCTAGAGGCGATTCGTCACAGTGAACGCTGTTTTGATATTCGGTTTTATCAAGCAAGCACGAGCGAGTTGTTTGGTAAAAATTATGACCAGTCTGGCGATGAAAAGTATCAGAACGAAGAGACTCAGTTTATGCCACAAAGCCCCTATGCGGCGGCCAAACTTGCGGCTCACAACTTGGTGCGGATTTACCGCGACGGATACGGCATGCACGCCAGCTCTGGCATTTTGTTCAATCATGAAAGCGAACGTCGTGGCGAGCAGTTTGTCACCAGAAAGATTACAAAATGGATCGGTGGCTTTGTTGGTTTCAAAGAAGCTTTGAGAAGAGAATACAATTTAAAAATTTTCAAAACAGAATTTTCAGAAGACAAGATTATTTTCAAGTGCGGCGTTACGAATCAAGTTCTTTCTAGCTATCCTAAGTTAAGATTGGGCAATTTGGATGCGTCTAGAGACTGGGGCCATGCGGAAGATTATGTGCGAGCGATGTGGCTTATGTTGCAACAAGATAGTCCAGACGATTATGTTATTGCGACTGGTGAGGCTCACACTATTGCGGAGTTTTTAGATGTGGCATTCACAGCTATCGGTTCTCCTCACTGGGAAAACTTTGTAGTTGTAGATCCTAAATTCTATCGTCCAGCAGAAGTGGACTATTTGTGCGGATGTCCCAAAAAGGCAAAAGAGCTATTGGGATGGGATTTAAAAATTAGTTTCGATGACCTAGTATTAAGAATGGTGGAAAGCGATGTCAAGGCGCAGGGACTACAACGACCCAACCTACAAACGGTTTCGGCAGACGGTCCTGAAGAGGGACAAGCACACATGTCAGATGTGCAAGAAGAAGGGCAAGAAAGTCTGGCTTAACGTTCATCACATAGTGAAATGGAGTTCAGCTAGTACATTAAGATACGATCCCGATAATGGCATAACTTTATGCAAAGGATGTCATAACGAGGTCACAGGGAAAGAATCGCATTATATAAAATATTTTACTGAAAAAGTAAGGAGAAACAAAAAATGAACTTTAAAGAAAAACTTATTAAAGCGTATGCCTCTATAGGCGTTGGAGATACTACTTTGGTTAATGGTAATCCATATCCAGAATGGAAAAGAGACTTGGAATTTTTCTTGTCGGAAAACCCAAGCGCGAGATCAGAAATCGTACTTATGGGCGTGCCAGTTAGTGCCGCCAGACCAATCGTAAAGTTGACAAAAACTTCTACTCCAATTACGGTTGTTCCTAAAGTAACGCCAAGCCCGGACGAGGTGATACCAGAAGAAAGTGTAGAAGAACCGTCTTCCTACAGCTTCATAGATAATTTTAATTTAAAACCTGAAAATGAGCAATAAATATACCGTAATTCAAGACACTCGCGAACAAGACGGGTGGTTTTTTTCTCCATACGATAAGTGTGAAGGCATGGAGGTCGGCACATTACATACAGGCGATTATACGCTCAAGGGATTTGAGGATATTGTCTGTGTCGAGAGAAAAGCCTCGCCGTCTGAGATCGCAAATAATTTTGGCAAGAAAAAGAAAGCCTTTTACGATGAGATAGAGCGTATGAGAGATTTCCCTTTTCGCTTTCTTCTGCTAGAATTTTCTGCGTCTGATGTTATGAATTACCCGATGAGTCTTTTAGACTCAGAGGACCAGAGAGTGTATGAGGAATACAAAGCTGGAAAACGGTCGTTACCAAATTTCAAAAGATTCAAGATCGTAGAGCAAACAAAAATCAGCGGAAAATATTTGATGAAGTCGCTAATGGAGGTTTGTATTAAACATGAAGTCAACGTAATGTTTTGTGATAACAAACATAATGCGTTTTTGATGTGCAACAGTATATTTAAACGTCTTATGGAACTTTTTAAAGAGGGTTCAGATGAGCAAGAGAGAAGAGTGGATTTCTGAGATTCATACATCCAACATAGATATAGAGAATAGGATAATTTATTTACAGGAAAAAGAAGACACTTCGGATTCTCCGGGTGTTGATTTTCGTATGGTGCAAAACTTTACGAAAAATATTAACATTCTACAAAATCTTTCTAGCGATCCGATTACGGTATATTTACAAACGATTGGTGGTTGCTGGTGGTCTGGAATGGGAGTTTATGATGCTATCAAGTTATGCAAGTGTAAAGTTACTGTAGTGGGCTATGGCCAAATATGCTCTATGGGCACAGTAATAATGCAGGCAGCAGATCGTAGGATATTAATGCCTAATTGTGTTTTTATGTGTCATTATGGCTCTAGTGAAATATCTGGCGATTATCTTAGCTCTCAAAACGAAGCTCGATTAGAAAGAGAGATGACCAATAAGATGGTCGAGATATATGCAGAAAAATGTCACAGATGTGGCCAATTCTTTATGGATAGAGAAGACTCTCTTGGAAAAGTTAAAACATACATCAAAAGAAAAATGAAAGATGGAGACTGGTATCTGAACGCAGATCAGGCTTTGGATTATGGCTTCATTGATAAGATTATGAGTAAAAATATAAAATTATGATAAATCAAAATAGAATACTGGAAGATGCTTGGCTAGGAATTGATGTAGAAGAATCCTCGCTATTCAATCCTATGGAATTTGTCATGCAGGATGCAGACAATGAGCAGCTTCTTGAGCGATTAGCTTGGCTGATGATGCAGCCCCAGTATTTTAGTTTTGCCTGTAAGTACATATTGAATATTGAACTATCGCCATTTCAAGCATTACTTTTGTACGAAATGTGGAATAGGAAATTTCCAATGCTTATAGGTAGTCGTGGTATGGGTAAATCGTTCATTCTTTCTGTTTATCCTCTGCTTCGCGCTTTATTCATGCCGCGACGAAAAATCATTGTTGTTGGCGCCGCGTTCAGACAGTCCAAGGTTCTTTTTGAGTATATGGATACCATTTGGAAAAATGCTCCTGTGCTTAGAGATCTTTGTCCTGCAAATAGCGGTCCAAGGAGAGATGTGGACAGGTGTGTTATGCATATCGGTCAAAGTACCGTTACATGCCTTCCACTAGGCGATGGTAGTAAGATCAGAGGTCAGCGGGCTAACGACATCATTGCTGATGAGTTTGCGTCTATACCTAAAGACATTTTTGAAAATGTTGTCGCGGGTTTTGCTGCCGTCGCCGCCTCTCCTATTGAAAAGGTGAAACAAAAAGCGAAAGAGAAAAAGGCTAAAGAGCTAGGAATTCCCATTAGTGCGCCAGAAAAAGAAAATGGAGGAGATAAGTCTAACCAAATTATTCTTTCCGGTACGGCTTATTACGACTTTAATCATTTTGCGGAATACTGGAAAAAGTATCATAAAATTGTAAGCAGTGCTGGCAATAAAAGAAAACTAGAGGAGATATTCGGAGGAGAAGTTCCTAGCGATTTTGACTGGACTGAGTACTCTATAATTCGTATGCCTGTCGATAAACTACCAGATGGTTTTATGGACTCTGGTCAGGTCGCTAGATCTAAGGCTACTGTTCACTCTGGTATTTATCAGATGGAGTACGGGGCGGTATTTACTACAGACAGTCAAGGTTTCTTTAAAAGAAGTTTGATCGAGGCTTGTACTACCAGTCCTACAGAGCCTGTAGTTCTGCCTTCTGGCGAGGTGTGGTTCGAAGCTTCTTTAAAAGGTGACACAAACAAAACTTATGTTTTTGGTGTTGACCCCGCTTCAGAGGTTGACAATTTTAGCATTGTTGTAATGGAGGTTAATCCGGACCATAGAAGAATCGTGCATTGTTGGACGACCACAAGAAAATCGCACAAAGAACTTCTCAAGTCTAAGATAGTAGATGAGGATGACTTCTACTCTTATTGCGCTAAAAAGATTAGACAATTAATGAAAGTGTTTCCATGTGCTGAAATCGCTATGGATGCTCAGGGCGGTGGTATCGCAGTTATGGAGGCATTACGAGACAAGGATAAGATACCCGAAGGAGAAGTTGCTATTTGGCCAGTTATAGACGAAGATAAGGCTAAAGACACAGACGATTTTCCGGGATTGCATATTTTAAGAATGTGTCAATTTGCCAAGTATGACTGGCTTGCAGAAGCTAATCACGGCCTTAGAAAAGATTTTGAAGATAAAATTGTGCTATTCCCTTATTTTGACACTGTTAGTCTAGGACTTGCTCTAGAGATTGACAAGTCAGTAGGAAGAAAGTACGACACTTTAGAAGATTGTGTCATGGAAATTGAAGATCTGAAAGACGAGCTGTCTATTATAGAGATGACACAAACTAGTACCGGCAGGGAAAGATGGGACACCCCAGAGGTTAAAACCGGAGCCGGAAGAAAAAAGAGACTTCGCAAGGATAGGTACTCCTCGCTAATTATGGCCAATATGTCTGCCAGATATATTACCACAGAAAAAGTGGCTCCTGAGTATGGAGCTATTGGAGGGTTTGCCAACGGTCAGCCAAGTTTTGGGACTGCTGGAGACAAGATGTATCACGGTCCTGCTTGGTTTACAGAGGGTACAAAGGGGCTTTACTAAAAAACGGACCCATGTTATCCTTAGTTGTGTATATCAATATGATTGCAAATTATATTGTTAATACTATTAAAGGATAAACATTAATGTCAGAACCTCTATATTCTACTTGGGGCAGCGATGCCGAAAAAGAAAAAGTATACGACGCGGCTAATTTGGATGGTTATGATGGCGCAGTATACCGCTCTGCCGGAAACAGCTATTACAGCAACCAGCAAACCTATATTGACGTAGAGCCGAATCGCTCTGTTCGCCCAAGTTTTAGAAAATCCGACTACGATGCGTTTCGTCCCGGAGAAGCTGTTCCTACGAGGCAAAAAAGAATTATCGCTTCGTGTATGGCTGCTTATGACAGAGTTGGCATTATTAGAAATGTTATTGATTTGATGAGCGACTTTGCCAGTCAGGGCATTGTTCTAGTTCACCCTAATAAGCAGATTGAAAAATTCTATAGAAAATGGTTCTCTCAAATTCATGGAAATGACAGATCCGAAAGATTTCTAAACTATCTTTATAGATGTGGAAATGTTGTTGTTCAGCGCAGAACTGCAAAGTTAAGCAAGAAGGCAGAAAAAGAGCTAAAGCGAGCTGCTGGCGCTGATATCATTATTGAGGATTTAAAAGTTCCTCGCCGCGAAGTTCCTATGCAGTACGACTTTCTTAATCCAGTAGCTGTGGATGTTAAAGATATTGGAGCCTCTGCTGTTGGCAGGCCAGAATTCTATTTAAATATTTCAAATTATACCTATCAGTCTCTACTCAAAACAGCCCAAACCAATGATGCTGTTTTTAAGACTTTGCCAATCCAACTTCAAAAACAAATTCAGAATGGCGAAAGAAAAATTCCTCTAGAATCTTCAAACACTTTCTTTTACCATTACAAAAAGGATGACTGGCTGCTCTGGGCTAATCCAATGATTTACGCTATTCTTGACGATATCAACATGCTTGAGAAAATGAAGCTTGCAGATTTGGCAGCATTGGATGGTGCTATCAGTCAGGTTAGACTGTGGACTGTTGGTGATTTTGATCAAAAAATCGTGCCAACCAAAGCTGGCCTAGAAAAAATTAGAAACATCCTTGCCAGCAATGTTGGTGGTGGAACTATGGATTTGGTGTGGGGTCCAGAGCTTAGATTCACAGAAAGTAACTCTCAGGTGTACAAGTTTTTAGGGTCTGAGAAATATCAGCCTGTGCTGACCAGTATTTATGCAGGCTTGGGAATTCCTCCTACATTAACAGGCGCTTCTGGCTCCAGTGGCGGCTATACAAATAACTACGTTTCTCTCAAAACCCTGATCGAGAGACTGGAATATGGCCGTCAAATTTTGGCGCAGTTTTGGCTACAGGAGATAGAGTATGTGAGAAAGACTATGGGCTTTAAACTCCCCGCCCAGATTCACTTTGACTCAATCATATTGTCTGACGAGGCTGCCCAGAAGAACCTTCTTATTCAGCTTGCAGACCGAGATATTATTTCTCAAGAAACTCTGTTGGAACGATTTAGAGAAATACCTCAAATCGAGCGAGTTCGTACAAACAGAGAAGAGCGAGATAGATCTAAAAATCCAAACGTTCCAAGAAAAGCTGGTCCTTATCATAATCCTCATCATAAGGAAGATATGGCCAAAATAGCATTGACAAAAGATGTTATTGATTCTGAGGAATATTTTGATAAATTGGGCTTACCTTTTCAAGAGCCACAAGCTCCAGAAGTTTCTACTCCAAGATCGCCAAAAAGCAATGAACCTAGAAAGGATTCTGGTAGACCTCCATTTACTCCGGATAGCGGTCCAAGAAAGCAGAGAAGGGTATTGCCCAGAAGCGGCGAACCTACCAGTGCTACTATTTGGGGTATTAATGCTCAGGATAAAATATCGGAAATCATGACCCCTATGGCTTGCGCACATTATAAAAAGAAAGATGCTAGAGCTTTAAGCAGGGTTCAGGTCGATGATTTGGAATACTTGAAACTATGCATTTTTACGGGTATGCAGCCAATGATGGAGGTAACTCCGGATTTAATTCAGCAAATCATTGACTCCAATACTAAACCTAGCAAGGCATTTCTAGAATTAGCAGAATCTAAGAAATCTGACTTTAATTCTTCTCATAATAGAAAGCCAAACATGTCTGAATTAAGACATATATATGCTTCCTGTTTTTCTGAGTTATTCTATTTTGGGCAAAAATAACCCTATTACAGTTTTTTTGTGTATTATCGAATATGGAGGAAAATACCATAAATGAATATACCTATATACAAGCAAGAAATCGCTGATGGGCTATCTGATCAGATCGCCAATAATGCAATCGCATGTGTCGCTGTTGCTGAATCTGATATCAAGCCATCTCCCGAATCTGTAGAAAAATTACGCAAAATAATCGCGCAAAACAACGGAGAAGTTGCTTTAGCGGAAAATAAAGATCAAATTGACTTGTATTACATCAAGTCAGTCTTAGTAAGCACCGGCTGGAACAAGAATGATGACGTTTTTGATCCGCGAGAACTTTGGGAAGCTAGAAATACTCCAGAGGATAAGCCTTTTAACTTCATGCATGATGAGAAGGATATCATCGGGCATATCACAGCTAATGAAGTTGTTGATTTTGACGGCAATCCGATTGGGGATGAGTCTGAAATTCCTTCACAATTTAACATACTAACTTCTGCCGTAATCTATACCGAATGGTCAGATGTAGAGCAGAAAGAGCGTATGGATAAAATTGTAGCTGAAATTGGAGAGGGCAAGTGGTTCGTTTCTATGGAATGTTTATTCCCTAATTTTGACTACGCCTTGGCTGACGCAAATGGCCAAACTCGCATCGTCAAAAGAGAAGAAGCGACCGCCTTTTTAACTAAATATTTAAGATCATACGGAGGAGACGGAAAATACGAAGATTACACAGTGGGGAGATTGTTACGAAACTTTTCGTTCTCTGGTAAAGGCTTGGTTTCAAAACCTGCAAACCCACGTAGTATAATTCTGGAAGGAAATGATTTTTTTGATGAAACTCAATCTAAGGTTTTAACTTTATCTTCACTAAAGGAGAAGAATATGTCAGATAGTTACGAAAAGCAAGTTGACGACTTGCGTGCGGAATTGGCAGAAGCTAAAGCTGCTAATGAAGCTCTTAAAGAACAAGTTGTTGCAGAGCAGCAGGCAGAATTTCAAACTCGTATCGAGAACTTGGAAGGCACGATTGCTGAATTGCAAGAATCTTTGGCCATGAAGGACAAAGAAATGAAAGAAAAAGACAAGAAAATGGAAGAGCAAGAAGCTGCCATGAAAGCGAAAAAGGCAGAAATGGACAAGAAAGACGAAGAACTTGCCGCCATGAAGAAGAAGGCCATGATGATGAAGCGCAAAGCTCAGCTTGAAGAAGTTGGCTACGAAGCTGAAGAAGCTGCCGCAACTGTAGAGCAGTTTGAAAATGTTGACGAAGCAACCTTCGATAACATTGTTGCAGCTATCCACAAGCGCCCCGTCAGCTACATGCTTGATCAGAGCGTTGAAGACGTTAAGGAAGAAACTGAAGCTGCTGAGTTGGAAGAGGAAGTTGATTCCGCAGAAGCCAGCGAAGAAGTTTTGGAACAAGTCGAAGAAGTTCAAGAAGTTGCCATCGCAGAAGCTATGGGCCAAGAAGATCCCGCTGAGAATCTTCGAGCAGTAGCCAGCGAATGGATTGGTTCTTTCCTGCAAACTACTAACAAGAAGTAATTTTTTTAATAATTAAAGGAGATTTTATAATGGCTCTTAAAACTGACAGATCTACTCTGCAAACGGACATTTCGTTCTTCATGAATGAAGTCGCAGAACGAGGCGGCGTTGCTGCTTTGAGCACCGCTGGTTCCGGTGCTTCTATGGACAACGGTGCTGCTGTTGTTACTTACGCTGCTGATCCATCCGGGGCAGTTCCTATGGGACTTTTGGTTAACGATATGGTCGATATTGACTTGACTCGTCAACACCTGAATCAGCACAAAGACGAAGTTCAGAAGGGTGGCAAGGTTACTCTTCTCTATAAAGGTTGGGTTGTTACTGACGCTTTGGAGGGAACTCCAGCTGGTGGCGATTTAGCTTACTTGGGTCACAGCGGAAACTTCGCATCGCCTACCGCAGCTGGCGGTATTGCTGGAGGTCTTGATCAGCCTGCGGTTGGTCGTTTCCTAAGCGACGTTGATTCCAATGGTTTCGCTAAAGTCTATGTTGACCTGCCAAATAACTAATTAAAAATTAAAGGAGAAGATATAATGTCGAAAGAAAGACCTACACCTGAATTCATCGAGTTGCTGAAGCAGTCCGGTGATTCCGATAAAGCAATTGCTATGGATGCCCAGCGAGAAATCGCGAAGGCTCTTGAGCTTCCTCTTCGTAAGGGCGTCTTGTTTGGTGACGTTCTTGGTGGAATTTTTGAGGCTATGCCTCTTGAGCCCGGAGCGACTCCAGAGTTTCCATTGGATCTCTTGGCGCCCGGA